GGCTAAAATTCTCAGCATTGGCGTTGAATATAGGTTATTGAAGAATTGTGATGTGAAGATAGTAAATAAAAAATTGTCTTTACCACCTATAACTATGGAAATGCTAAGTTCAGTGAGATTGCATAAATTATCCGTGTTGGCAAATAGGAAGCCTAAATTAAAAGAAATAACAGTTACAGCCCGTTTAATGACATTTTTGAAGTCTTTGGCTGTAGAAACTGTAGGTTCTTTTAATAATTTGACTAATAGGCTTGCTACTAAAGCAGAAAACCTGATATCTTTAATAGACAGAATTCCCATAATAGAAATAGAAGATAATTCAGTTTCTAGTTCGATTTCAGAAGAGAGTTATTCTATGTTCTATCAAGTTTCTAACGGTAAAATAGAACGTCGGACTATATTTCATGAATACGAGTACGATACTTATGACCCGTTAGAAATAAGGACTAGGTTACCAGATTTACAACTTTTAGCTAAGCAATATGCTATTGCTGAGCAAAATGGGTATGATGTATATGAAGAGAATTGGAATCAAGCCCAATCCTTACGTATGCTAAGTATGAAAGATTTGCTGACCAAGTTAAAAGAGATGGGAATTAACAATATTTTGAGTCATAAAATTGATGTTAGGAATGCTTTAGCCGCCTTAAATGAAGTGCGAGTTAGGCTTATAAAAACGTTGCAAGATATGTTTGATGAAATGGTGTGTGATTTTATCATGTACTTTATTGATAAAATCATACATGTAATTAAAAACTTTGTTGAGTCCCCTACTTCATTTTTGCCAACGAGTATAGAAGGAACAGTTTTAGGTGCTTATGCTTATGCAAAACACCCGTTGTTACGCTGGTCTCTGACAGTGGATTATGCTTCCTACTATACTAGCAGTGCTATTGTAAAACTTTTAGCACCAGAAATGTTAGAATGGCAAAATGAAATGGATGAAAAAATACAGACTCCGATATCTGACTACGTTTTTGACAAGTTTATCCGGGAAAGGACCAAGGAGGAGAAAGCAAAGATAGCACGCAAAAGTATTCTGTCGCACACAGATTTTATCATGAAAACTACTCTTGAATATTCTAAGATTCAGCGGAAAATTAAGGAAGATGATCCTAATTTTTTAAGAGACATTTTAGTACCTACTTGTGGTTGTAGCTTACTCATTACACGTATAATTCCTAGTTTTTGTAAGAGTATGTCTACATTGTATTTTGAAGAACAAGTTGGTTATGAAGTACCAGTCTCGGCTATAGCTGAATTGGATAAACAAGAGGTAGATAGGTGGTATGATAGAAAGAAAGAAATTTTTGCACCGAAACCAGATGTAGTTGGTTCTTTACATTTTTCCGATTTGGAAAGATTGGTATTGCGTAATACTTATTATTGTAAGAATATGACAACTAATGAGTTTTGTAGTTCGTTTTCACCGTCAAATAAGTATTTAGTATTACCTAGTCATTTTGTTAAGCGAGCCTTAGGAAAGTTTATAAGGTTTACGCGTACAGAAATTCTGGATGAAGATATGCCTGGCAATGCCTTTTTAGAAATTTGCGTGCATGAGAGTAATTGTTTTAAGTTAGAAGGAGACCTGACTGTATTATATGTAGAGCAACACATGGATCATATGAGAACTAAGAGTATGTTAAATTATTTACCTATAACACCTTCTAAAGATTTAATGGTAGGTAGTTTAGTATACAAAGCTAGAAATGGCATTATCAAGAAACAGGATGCCAAAGAAATATCATATGCTGAAGACTGTAATAATGAGAATTTATCTTTGGGTGAAAAGTCAGCAAACCCGTTTGCTGGTTATTATTATTATAGTGATAACTTCCCAGGTCTATGTGGAGCCGTACTTATTGACAATACACACAAAAAATCACAGATATTAGGTCTGCATTTAGGAGGAAACGTTGTGACCAAATTGTGCGTGGCTCAAATATTGACAGCTGCTGAATTTCAGCGTGCCATCGATCATTTTGAGCCTTTAGGTATTGTAAAACAGTTAGGAGTTTCTCTTAATTGCTGTGAGGGTGAGATAGAAATTTTAGATCCTTATAGGAAAAATCCGTTCTTTGATACAGTGGATCGCTTAGATGGAGTGGAGTTAATAGGTTCTATAGCTAAAAGAGCTTCCCCTTCAGCAAAAGTGGTATACACGCCTATATGTGATGATGTTCGTAAAGAATTTCAACTTGCCCGGAATTGGGGTCCGCCTGCATTTAAATATAATGGTGATAAAAAACATGGAGTGAGAACTTTAATAAGACAATATAGTACTAAAGCTAAATTTAAACACCATAATATTTTGCATAAAGCCTCTGATGACTACTTAACCTCCTTGCTTACACCTTTTAACCAAAACCCTGAGTTTTGGTCTGAAGAATTAAGGATATTAAATGATTTTGAAGTAGTTAATGGTGTAGCAGGAAAGAAGTTTTTGGGAGGTATGAATATGTCATCATCATTCGGAGTAATTGGCAAACCAGGACCCAAAAGTAGATATGCCAAACAATATGACGACGGCCATTGGGAATTTGAGCCGTTTGTTATGAAAGAGTTTCATGAGCGCGTTAGTTTGATGGAAGAAGGAATTTTAACCAATGAAATATACGTGCAGTGCCTTAAAAATGAAGCTACTCCGGATCATAAAATTGCGGCAGGAAAAGTAAGATCCTTTTATATGAGTAATACTATAACTCAAATGATTATTAGAAAATATCTACTTACTACTTGTAGATATTGTTGTTATAACACTGCTTATTCTGAAACTATGGTGGGAATCAATCCTCATGATGGGTCTTGGAATAAGTTTTGCAATGAGTTCTATTCGAAAGGGAAAAGATTTTTACTGGCCCTAGATTTAAAATCATTTGATTTAGTAAGTATTTTTGATATAGTTTCAGCCGCTATAAAGATATTACTCACCCCTTTGAGAAAAGCTATGGAATTTAAGAAAACGCCTAAAGCAGAGTACGTGAAAATTCAGAACGTATTGAATTGTATAGCTCACATTTTGCTTTATTCTATGGTGATAGTTAATGGAGAAGTAGTGGTTTTACAAGCCATTATTGCTTCAGGTAGTAATCTAACATCTATGTTAGGTAGTACGGTAAACTCTCTAAATTATAGAATGGCATTTTATTTGATTTTCGAATCCATAGATATAGCCTTTAGGGACGCAGTACTTTTGCGCACCTATGGAGATGATTCTATAGCCAATGTCTCACCCAAGTTTAAGAGGTTTAACGTTAGTGCAGTTTTAAATGCATGGGGTGAAATAGGTATTCAAGGCACGGATATCTCAAAAAACGTTAAATCTAACAAGATCTTTTATAAACCTCATGAGCTAGAGTTCTTAAAACGCTCTATAGTTTATAATAAGGAGTTTGGTTCTTATGTTGCTCCTTTGGATCAAAATAGTATGTTTAAATGCTTATGTTGTCACGTTCCGCCTAAGACCGTAAGTATTGAGTTTATTACTGGACAGTGTGTAGATAATTTCTTGTTTGAAGCCAGGTATCATGGACGTAAGTTCTATAATAAGTCTCAAGAAATATTGAGGAGACTTCTGGAAAAACATGATTTGTTGAGATTTTCAAAAGCAATAAATGTGACGTACGATGAACACATAAGATTATGGCGGTACAATGTATTGGGAGAACAGGTTACCGAAGAAGGAAATAACGGTTTGCTTTCCGTCTTTAGGCATTTTCTCAATAATTTAGTAAACCGAGAACCTTGGTCTATAGAGACCCAATCTTATAGCGATGAAATGAATTTCGACTTACACCGTTCAGTCAATAAAACGGTAGACGCTTTGGATGAAGCGCGCCATGAGGATAAACTCATGGGACATGGAACTTTCGGGTTTCATTTGGTTAAGCAGTCCGGTACTGAAGTTACTTCTGATCAACAACAAGTGTTAACCTTTATGGATGCGTCCTCTATGGACATTGTTAATATTGGTAGTAGTATGCCTGAAGGGCGTGTTAGTGACGAGGAAGTTTCTTTAGGAGAGTTTTTAAAAAGACCGGTGCTTATTCAGAAATATTTATGGGGATCAAATACTTTTGTAGGTTCATTTAGCCCTTGGATAGAGTTACTTGAGAATAAGCGTATAAGTAATAAGATAGCTACTTTCTCATTGTTTAGAGCTAAATGTAAGGTAAGGTTTGTAATAAATGGAAATGGATTTTATTATGGAAAATTGATGTGCTCTTATCTTCCCTATGCTGATTTAGATAGTACGACTGCTATTTCTCCTTTGGTTAATTGGAATCGTGTTACCGCTTCTCAGTGTCCAAATATTTTACTAGACCCAACCTTGTCGGAAGGTGGCGAAATGACTTTGCCTTTCTTTTGGCACAAGGAATATGTAGATTTGCAAGATGTCAATTCACACAGAGATTTAGGAAAAATATTTATACATCAAATGGCACAATTAAAACATGCCAATCAGGATATAGCAGTGACTAATAATTCTATTTCTATTAGTGTCTATGCATGGTTTGAGGATGTAGATCTACAAGGAGCTACCTGTGTCAATCCTACTGGTATTGTAGCTCAGTCAGGTAGAGAAGATGAAACACATAATAAACCAGTGTCACAGTTTTGCACTGCTGTTGCTGATTCTGCGAAGTTATTGTCTACAATCCCAGTTATAACGCCTTATGCTAGAGCAGTAGAGCAAGGTGCACGTTATTCTAGCATTATTGCTTCTAGTTTAGGTTATTGTAAACCAGTTGACGCGGCAGAGGGGATGAAAGTAAATTTGCGTGCAACTAATAATATGGCTTTGACTAATGTAGTTGA